GCGAATTTATTGAAGATATTTGTCTATTTGACTCCGCTTGACCTCTCCCCCATCCTCTTACCGTGTGATAGTTTCTCCGCGTCCATCGACGACATGGCAACTTACCGTACTTCCTTATCACCTCATGCCTTCGCATTCCAACGATAAGACGCGCCGTTCCATCTGCCAGTTCGACAAGCGTGTTGATCCCACGCGACCACGCAGTCGCGACTCCGAACTTCCGAACTCGTTTCCGCTCGTCTACATGTGACGTGCGCTTCCACGCCATACGCAGTTCATTCTCGAGATCATCCTCAGGCGCGCACACCTGCGCAATGAGTTCGACTGCTCTTGGATTGTTCCAGTTGTCACCTATCGCCTCTCTCACCCGACACGGAAGCGGCGTTCGTACGTCTTTTGGTGAAACCAACTGCGCCACCGTGTGTTTGACGTCACGCCACGGTTCACCGGCGGCATCCCAATAACGTCCAAGGAACTTCGGACCTTCTCCCTCACGTCCAGGTTCAGTGTCCAATCTGCGATGATAACTGACGTCCTTGATTATCATCCCAACTCGTTGAGTTAGATACTGGACTGCGCCGTCCCACTTGCAAAGATCTGACCATAACCCGCCGATCAACGAATCATCACCACACACGCGGATGGTCGCGGTATCCGGATTAATTGCGTTTTCGGCCATAGCCTCTCTCCACAACATGTAGTTGATCACCGTACCAAGAAGACTTGTCCACACGCTGCCCGAGGGAAGTCCTTTCTTCTTACGGAACACTAAACCGTCTGGCATTTGAACGAAAGAATCCGTTATCCAATCCAACACGTGTTGTAACCAACGTCCACCAGTCTCGACGTCCTTATCATCATCGACCTTAAGCGCGAAAGAAACTATACGCAAGGCTCGCGCCATCATTTCTCGCGTTACGGTAGTGTCGAATCGACTGTAGTCAGCCTCGACGAAAATCGACTTTCCTTCGAATTCATTGCCGAGTTTCCGCCACGCCCCGCCGACCGGTCCGACGCCAAGCACCGCCGGACCAGCGTGCGCCTTAAGATGACCATTAACTTGTCTGACGAACCACGCACTTATTGATTCTTCACAGACCGTAGGCATCAAGACCAATCGGGCCGCCTTGTCTTCGACGAGACTGTCGTACAGCGTCATCTCCTTCTCGCGACCCCCGGCAGCCCAAATAGGCGCTGGCGGCGCTCGTCGGTCTCCAAACGTCTCTCCGTTCCTAAAGTATCGCCACGCTACTATCGCAGCGTTACGCGCATAACGCACATTGTCGGCGTCTCCCTTCTTGCCGTTCAGTCCAATTCCGGGGAACCCAGCCGGATTTGAAGGCACGAAGCTAGCCAATTCAGCTTCACTCGGAAACTTCACTAGCATTCGTGTTAACCCTAGACCACGAGCGATCGCCTTATCGCTCACCTTCCAAACAGGATCTGGACAGCTTGGTGGCGCCAACATCTCACTTAGTCGCGTATACTGGTCCGCGAGCGTTACCTGCCTTCTCACCATCGGTTCTCCTTCGTATCCGATACGTTCCCATACTTCAGGTCTGTATTGCGTCATCCTCCTCTTTACACCATAGCCTCTCTTTGCTACACCGACATAGACATCTCTTCCATACTTCGCTATCAGTCGACGCGCACAACTAGTGTCTACACAACGTCGAAAACTTTCATGCCCAGAGGGCGCCAAATTGGCGTGACCTAACTGCGCGTTCATTCGTTCCGACATTCTGTTCGTGTTTCGACTAGCTCGACTACGCTCGACTGATCTGACGTCAGTTCCCTTACTTTCACCAACGTCCTTAATCTTAACAGATTTATTCCTGGCTCTGCGCTCCTTCTCCATTTCGTTCGCGTAGGCGACGAAAACGCGCGACCTTCTCCGGATCTGCGCCAGCACGTAACATC